CCCGCAAGGACTGGTTTGGGTTCACACAACAAAGGATGACGGCGATTTCGTTGGCGCACGAGATTGCTGCGCGTCATGCCAACACGATGACTCCCGAAGAAGTCGTCGAGTACGCTATCGCAATCAATACGCAAATCTTCCACAAGATCATCAAGCCACAGTAGGTCATCATGGCAGGCTTCACATTCAAAGTTGAAGGTCTGTCTGATGTGATCGGCGCTTTTAATGAGCTTGCCGAAGAGATTGGCGACAAGAAAGCACGAAGCCGGGTGCTAATACCGGCCATGCGTAAAGCGATGCAGCCGGTCTTGGCAGACGCCAAAGCTACGGCTCCGGTCGATACGGGTGCGCTTGCCAAGCATCTTCAGGTCGAGGCGCGTAGGCCAAACCGCAGGGATCAACGCTCAAAGTACGTCGATCCTAACGATGCGGTGATTGCGGCGGTCACGACCAAGGCATTCCCCAAGAAGCTGCGGGCGCAGTTCAGGGAACAAAACAAATCGCTTTTGGAAAGCAATCCATCGGCTTACCAAAAGAAGTTCAAGAAGTTCGCCATCTCGCAGGGCTTCCCCTACGATGCTCGTGCGGTGGCGCAAGAATTTGGATCGGCTAGGAACCCTGCTCACCCGTTCCTACGACCCGCGTTAGAAAATAACGCAAGCCAAGTTGCCAACAACTTGGGCAAGACATTGGGTGAACAAATCACAAGATACCGTACGAGGACGAAAAGATGAGCAAGATTGCAGCCGCGCTTGGTGAGTCATACCAAGCCAAGCGGGAAGAACTCCGCATTCGCAAGTTTGAACTTGGAGGCCACACCTTCAAGGTCAGGGTTCCGGTCGTCGCTGAGACTGATGCCATTTTCAAGCGCATCAACGAACCCGACGAAGCCAAGATTCAAGAACTCTTTGAAAAGCTGTCAAAGCCAATTCTTGAATTTAAGGACGACGCCGAAAAGACCGGCTTTGAATTCACCGAGGACGACATTCTGATTGAGGGCAAATCGACCCGGCAGACTGTCCGCACGCAAGTGATGACGCAAACGCGCATCACCGAATTCATCAAGCTGCTTGTCCCTGTAGAGGGCACGATGGCAGACATCACCTACGAGGACATCGAAGCGGAATTCCCGATGTCCACGCAGCTTGCCCTAATTGAGAAGATTGCCGAAGTCATCTCCCCGAACTACCGGGAATCGCGGGGAAACTGACACGCTCGTTGAAGAAACAGGTAGAGGCGGCAATGATCTTCAACGGGCACACACAAGACTCAATTGCTGCCATTGACTACGATTTAATGGGCGATATACAGACGATGTATGCCGACGGGATGCTTGGCAATCACAACGTCATCTACCTGTTGGGGTCGCTTGTCTCGGGCGTCTTCAACTACATGAGATCATCAAATGCGCCGCCGTTTTCGCTTGAGAAAGTGCTTGGTCCCGCATACGATTACATCTATCCCCCGCTAACCGAGGAACAGAAGAAGGCTCAAGCCAACGAGCAGCTTCTGACCTTTATGACGATGGCACCGGGCTTCAATAAAGAAAGGTTCAAACGTGGCTAACATGATTGCACGCTTGGGCGTACTGCTCGGGCTGAACACCGCCGAATTCAATCAGGGTCTTGCTCAATCGGGCAAGAAGATGGAAGAGTTTGTCGGCAAGGCAAAAGGCATGGCAACAGTGGCAGCAGGCGCATTCGCGGCCATGACTGTCAAAGCAACCATGTTCGCTGATGGAGTTGCCGATATTGCGGCGGCAAATGATGTAGCGATTGATACTGTCGTCAAGCTACAAAACTCGCTTGAGAGGGCGGGGGGCGAATTCAATAATGCGGGCAAGATGTTTGCCTCGTTCAATAACTATGTGGACAAGGCCGCAGAGGGATCGTTTGAGGCGCAACGCAACTTTGCCAAGATGGGCATTTCCCTCAAAGACCTAGAGAGTCTGACGGGTGAGCAGCTTTTCTTACAAACCATTCAAGGCATCGCCAACATTGAAGACCCGTTGACGCGCTCCGCGAAAGCAATGGAAATGTTAGGCAAGGCGGCCAAAGGGGTCGATCTTGCAACGATGGCCAAAGAGATGCAAAGCATGGAGTCGGTCACGGATCGACAGGCCAATGCGATCAAACTGCTTGCTGACTTTTATGGCAGTTTGGAAAAGGCAAGTCGCAATCTAACCTTGAGCTTCATCGACTTTTTGGAGCCTGCGCTTCGCAAGATCAATTCAGCATTGGACAAGATGAGCGAACACGCCAAGTCAGGCACGCTCGTCCAAGGCTTTTTCTCGACTCTTGCCGACGATTTCAAGACTGCGCGTATTCAAGCAACGCTTGAGGAAATTGAAAGATTAAACGCCAAGATTGCCGACCCAAATGTCGGACAGTTTTGGAAGTCGGGATACAAGAAAGAACTGGCAGACGCCATCAAGCTGCTAGACGAACTTCGTGGGCCGCAAAAGCAAGCAACGCAGGCCGATGTGCGAAGGGTCGAACCCGTTGAACCGGCAATGACCGCTGAAGGCAAGACGGGCGGCAAGGTCAGGGATATTAAAAAGGGAGTTGACCCGGAAGAAGAAAAGCGCAAGAAAGAAGAAGAACGCGCAGAGTTGGAGCGTCGTCGTCGCTTTGTGGATGGTATGCGCCGTGCAGACGAAGAATTTGTCGCACGAGAGCAAGCGTCAATTGCCTACGCAAAGTACGTTGATCAAATCGTCAAGGGCGACGAGGCACAAAATCGAGCCATTACTACCGAAGAAAGACTGCTTCATCTTGAGTCGCAAAGGAAAGACATCAAGGAATACAACTATCAGTACCTTCGGTCTTTCATTAATCTGACCGCACAACAAGCCGAGGAACAAGAAAAACTCAGACAAGCCGAGTTGCTTCCCGCAGACCGAGAAGCGGCGCAAGAGCGTCTTAATCAAATCTATGAACGCAGGCTTAACCTCATCAAACAAATTCGAGATGCAGAGGAAAAAGCCAATCAAGACATCGGCGTGTTTGAAGGCTTAAAAAAGGCTGCGGGCGACTTCTTCAAAGAATTCCCGAGGGACATGGAAACCGGCGCAATGATGTTCGGCTCGCTCATGGGCAACATGACCCGTGCGCTTGACGACTTCGTGCGTACCGGCAAGCTCAACTTCAAAGAGTTTGCCCGCAGCATCATCCTTGACATGATTGCCATTCAACTGAAGGCTTCGGCCATGAAGTTGTTGTCAAGCGTCTTCGGCTTCAATCTCCCTGCGCGGGCGATGGGCGGTCCTGTAACGGGCAACTCTGCCTACCTTGTCGGTGAGCGTGGGCCTGAACTGTTCGTGCCGCGCATGAGTGGCACCATCATCCCTAACCACAATCTGCAAAGCGCAGGCGGTGGCACCACCGTGACCAACAACTACATCAATGCGATTGATGTGAAGTCGTTTGAAGAACGCATCATGGGCAGTTCAAACGCAGTGTGGGCGGCTAACCTGTACGCTCAGAAACGACTGCCATTGGGCGCAGGGAGAATGTAAATGTCATTCCAAACAATCGTTGACATTCAGCAGTCGATGACTGTGAACAACCGACGAACCATCGGTCAGCAAGTGACGCGGGGCGGGCAGATCAGAACGGCGCAGTACCTTACTTCCGTTCCTTGGGTGTTCACCATCGTCCCGCACAACTACCTGTACTACCCACAGGTTCGGGATGTTATTCAGACTATCGACAACCTCGACCGGCAGACGGCGGCAAACATCACGTTTAGCGGCACCACGCTTTCTTGGTTCACGGCTTATCAGGGCGACCTAAGTGCAGGACAGGCTGCGGCTTTGACGCTTGCATCAGTCCCGCCTGCCAACTCTCAGACGATCACGGTTGGCAATCTTCCTGCCGTATCTTCCACGTCCTATGTCTTTAAGGCGGGCGACTTCCTGCAACTCGGCAGCTATGTCTACAAAGTCACGGCCAATGTGCTGCGGGGAAGTGCCTCAACGGTCAGCGTCAATCTTCATCGTCCGGTGATTGGCACACCCGCCACAGGAACGCTCACGGCAGTTGGTTCGTCTGTTTACTTCCCGGTGTATGCGGAAGTCTGCCCGACCTACTCGCTCACGCCTATGACAAACGGCGCATTTGTGAATTGGGATGAGCCATTCGTGTTTCGGGAGAACGTCGCGCCATGACCACCACGATGACCGCGCTTAATAGCGCAAACATCCGACACGCCGAATTCGTCAAGCTGTCAGTTGGCAATCCCGCATCGCCAACCGTCTACACCTTCTGCAACGCTGCTGCTCCCGTGACGGTCAGCGGTATCACCTTTAGTTCGCTCGGGGCGCTGTTGGCTGTCGGTGAAGTGCAGCGGGATGTCAAGGCAACCTCGTTTGATATGTCGATCTCTTTGACCGGCATTGATCCGAACTACGTTGCTCTGATTCTCTCAAGCGACATCAAGGGCAGCACCGTAGAGGTTTGGCGCGGCTTCCTTGACTCTGACAATCAGATCATCACCACGCCGACGCTTCAATTCTTCAAGCGGTGGCAAGGCATCATCAACAACGTCAACATTACAGAAGACTTCAACGAGCAGATGCGGCAGCGCGTGGCGACTTGCAACATCACTTGCTCAAGCATGAGGCGGGTGCTAGAAAACCGCCTTGCAGGCATCAAGACCAACAAAACCATTTGGCAGTCGATCTATCCCGGCGATACCTCCATGAGCCGAGTCGATGCCATCTCGAACACCTACTTTGACTTCGGCGGCAAGCCCAACACGGGCAGCATTTCAGAGCCGGGTGGCGGGCAAGAAATACCGGAGACACAACAAAATTGATCCGCGAAGCATCCAAGTTTGATCTAGACGCTTGCGTTGAGATGATGCGTAAGTACGCATCAGAGTCGCCTATCTTCAAACTTCGGCAAGCTGCGTTTCACGACAACTATTATGTAAGGCACTTCCTGTTTAGTTTGATCTGCGGTCGCGGGTTCATCTTTGTTGACAGTCAATATCGCGGAATGATTGCCGCCATCGTCACGCCAAACATTTGGTGCCCCGGCGTGCATGAGGTTAAAGAGTTGGCGTGGTGGGTTGACCCCGAGCACCGAGATGGAACAATCGGCGGCAAGTTGTTTGTTGCCTATAAGGTCAAGGCCGAAAAGCTGATCAAGGAAGGTCGGGCGCAGGTTATGAGCGTGTCGCTTATGGCTAACAGCCCATCAATTGATTTAGAGGGTCGCGGGTTCAAGCGGATTGAATCCACCTTCTGCAAGGAATAGAAATGCCCGCAACCATGATTCTTGCCGCCATCGGTGTCAGTGCAGCCACGATTGGCGCAACGGCATTTGCTGCGGCTGTCTTTGCGATCAACTTTGCCGTTTCTTACACAGTGACTCGGGTGTTTGGCGCGAAGCCCCCGCGTCAGCAGGACAACGGCGTAAGGCAGCAGATTCCTCCAAGCGCAGACAACTCTATCCCTGTCGTCTACGGTGAAGCATGGATGGGCGGCACCTTTGTTGATGCGGTGCTGACTTCTGACAACCAAGCGATGTACTACGTCTTGGCGATCAGCAACATCTCGCCAAACGGTCAGTTCACTTTCGACACTACTCAGTTTTACTACGGTGATCGGCTCATTACCTTTGCGCCCGGAACCAACCAAGTCGCATCTCTGACTGACGGCGCGGGTAACGTCGATACAAAGATCAACGGTTACCTCTACATCAACCTGTACACCTCGACCGCATCGGGAACCATTACAACCGTTCTCGGCACCGCGCCGAATGTGGCAATGGGTGGCGTAGACATCCCCGTTGCGCTTCGATGGCCTGCCTCGGGTCGGCAGATGAACGGGCTTGCATTTGCAATCGTCTACCTAAAGTATTCGACCGATGCGGGATCGACCGGCTTGCAGCCTCTGACCTTTAGGGTCAAGCACGCATTGAACGGCACCGGCGTTGCAAAGCCGGGTTCTGTCCTCAAGGACTATCTAACCAACACGGTCTATGGCGGCGCGGTGCCTTTGGCAAACGTCAACACCACGGCTTGCGACGACCTTGATACCTACTCAGACCAAACCATCACCTACACGCCTTCGGGCGGCGGGTCAGCGACTCAGGCGCGGTATCGAATCAACGGCGTCATTGATACGGGCGAAACCGTACTCAACAACATCGAAAACGTACTGATTGCTTGCGACTCGTGGATTGGTTATCAAGCTGAGTCGGGTCAGTGGGCACCCATCATCAACAAGGCAGAGTCCACGGGCTTTGCGTTTGATGACACCAACATCATTGGCGACATTCGGGTATCGGCCACCGACATCACATCAAGCATCAATCAGGTTGAGTTGTCGTTTCCTTGGAAAGACAACAAAGACAAACCCGGCTATGTCTTCCTT